AAGAAGCACAAGGATCAGCTCAAACTTATGAAGGAGGAGACATACATATGTTTTCACATAATTTTCTTTCTTTAAGTACAAATGGTAGTATTCATTTAAACACACTATATCCAGAGGGGGGAGAATTAGCTGACGATACCAAAAATACCAAAAATTATATAATGATAAATGCTCCTAATATTTTTATAGGTATGGACACAGCTGAAGGTAGACCAAAAAACTACCCAACAGAACCAGCGGTATTAGGTTTAAAAAACCAAGCATTAATGGATAAATTATTAAATTTACTTTTAGATTTATTACAAAAATTAAGTACATCTAACGTTCATGTAGGAGATAGAGGAGGAACTACTACTCCCATAGGTACTACATTTAATTCTATGAGTGAAGATTGGGATGGTGAAGGAGAACCTCTTCCTAATAGTATAGGTGAATTAAGAGCTATGTTAAGAGAAATTAAAAGTAATCACGTATTTATAAAAAAATAAAATGAGCAATCTTTTTAAAGGACAATCAGAAATAACAAACCAAATTAAGGATAAAATGAATGTGGTAATGAATAATATGCCAGGAGGTCAAATTCCTGAAAATATATCATTAGCCAAATTGAAAGGAATAGCACCTAATGTTAACACTATTAAAAACGCATTATCACCAGATACGGGGGTTCCTGAAACATACCTAACAGAATTTGACCCCTTAAATGATTTAGTTAAAAATATACCCATTCCTACCCCCTCTTTAAAAACAATAGATTTTACCCCATCAGAACCTAAAGTAGAAGAAGAAATAGACGAAGCAAAATTATTAGAAGAAGGAGTATCTGAAAAGAAAATAGCAGAATTAAAAAGAAAAAGAGAAGCTAGACAAAAAGCAAACGAAGTAAAAACAGAAATTTCAAATAAATTAAAATCTTCAGTAACAGGTAAAGTAAATAATATTATAGGAGGAGTCCAAAATTTAGCCCAAAGCACTGTTAGTGGAGCAGTAACACAAGCTATAGGGGGGATTAATAGTCCTATTATACAAAAAATAGCAGCATATAAATATTTTAAAGCTCAATTAGGAACCGTTGATGAAAGAATGGCGGGTATACAAGAACAAATAGATAAAATAAAAGAAGAAGCTAAAGAAGTATTAAAAAAACAAACAGAATCTATTGCAAAAAAAGGTGAAATAGAGGCTGAAGAACAAAAACAAGAATCAGAAGCCTCGTCTAAAGAATCAAGAGCAGACACAATGGTACCAACATCACCTGGTCACCCAGGTCCTGGTAATAAAGCAGATAGTAAAACAACAAGAAAAGCTTTAGATTTAAGACAAAAAGTAGAAGGATTTAAAGCAGTAGCAGAACAAACAGCACAAAATATAGGAAAGCTACTAACAGATGTGCTAGGTAGTCTTGGAAGTTTACTTTCAATTATTTTAAAAGTAGTAGGAGCTTTATTATCAGTTATTGCTTTTATTATGTTTTTAAAACAATTATTAGAATTATTAATGTTATTATTATTTAAAAAAAGTAATAATATAAATAATGAAAATTCCTCAGCTAATTCACCTGAAAACTTTTTAAATGAAATAGGATATCCAGGATTAACAAATGAAGATTTTTCAACATTATCAACACCTTTATCACCTACTTCCTTTGACACAACAAATACAAATTTTATAGAAGTAGACTTATTTAACCCTATAATGTTTGGATCTTATCAAATAGGAGATCCTTTAGCTCCTGGAGATTTAGATCCAACATCAGGAAAAGATTTTAATAACCACCCTTTATTAGGAAATTTAGAAGGTATACACCCTCAACTTACAAACCAATTATATAATAATGGAACTTTACCTTTATTAGGAGACGAACCATTAGATGTAAATCAATACTCAGAAGATTTAGATAAATTATATGATGACTTACTAAATGAGTTTGTAGAAACACAACAAATTGAATATATTGAAAAATTATATAATTTAGATTTTGAAATGATAGGATATAAGCGTTATAAAGCTTAACCTATTTATATTTATTAACAAAGACAATTAAACATGAAAGCAAAAACTTTTGAAAATCTAATTAGAAAAGTAGTTAGAGAAGAAATTGATTATTCGTTACGTAGAGAAATTAAATCACTTAAGGAAGATTTACGTGATGAATTAAAACCAACAATAGTAGAACACACTGAAAAAAGAGTTGAAATGCCAGAAGCTACAAAAAATTCTTTAAGAGATAAAATTATGGGTACACAACCTATAAAACAACATAAACCTCAAAATTATACATCTAATAGTGCATTAAATGATTTACTAAACGAAACAGCAGCAGGAGATACAAATACTCAAACAGCCCAATCACCTGTAAGTTTAACTAATCCTTTTGCAACAGGAGGATCTTTACCTCTAGATGCAGCAGGTATGCCAGAACCAGTAGCAAAAGCAGTAACAAGAGATTATAGTGATTTAATGGGGGCAATATTAAAGAAAAAAGGAAAATAATAAATGGCAAACGTAAGAGAATACATACAAATTAACCCAACAGAAAAAAGAAATAAAGCCTTAGGTGTTATATTTCCTTTTGATGGTGAGGCTGTTTTTAATTCTTCTTATACAACGGCAGAACAAGTAAAAAGTAATTTATTAAATGTATTACTTACAGAACCAGGAGAAAGAGTATTTAAACCTAATTTTGGAGTAGGATTAAGAAATTATTTATTTGAAAATTCAAATGATTTATCTAATTTAGAAGAAAGAATTAATAACCAAATAAATCAAAATATAGCTGGTATAGAATTAGTAAATGTAAATCTTATTAAAGAACCAGACAGTCATGAAATAAAAATAGCAATATCTTATAGAGTATTAGCTAACCAAGAATCAGACACTATTCAAATCAATTTTTCACAAGACAGTAGTATTAATAATTCAGGAGCATCTTCCCCTAATACAGGAATGTCTTCGGGAGGGGGAGCATCTTCAGGAGGAGCATCTTCAGGAGGAGGATATTAAAATAAAATAATATGGCTTATAATAAAATATCAAATAAATCACCTATAAAGGATATTAAATATTTAAATAAAGATTTTAATTCTTTTAGATCTGATCTTATAGAATTTACAAAAACTTACTATCCAAATACTTTTAATGATTTTACAGAAGGATCTCCAGGATTAATGTTTATGGAAATGGCGGCTTATGTAGGGGATGTTTTATCATATTATACTGATACTCAATTACAAGAAATATTTTTGGACACAGCTCAAGAAAGAATAAATTTATTTCATTTAGCATACACACTAGGATATAAACCTAAAGTAACATCAGTTGCTACAACAAATTTAGATATATTTCAATTAGTACCAGCTTCAACAACAGAAGATTATGCCCCTGATTTTAATTATGCTTTAACTATAAATCAACCCTCATCTTTTACATCAACTAATAATATTAATTTTTTACTTCAAAATCCAGTAGTTTTTGATTTTTCATCTTCTTTTGATCCAACAGAAATTTCAGTGTATTCAGTAGATTCATTTAATAATCCAGAATATTATTTATTAAAAAAATCAACACCCGTAATATCAGCTGAAAGAGTTAGTAAAGATTTTCAAATAGGAAATATTGAAAGATTTTTAATATTAGATTTAATAGATGAAGAAATAATAAATATAGAATCTATCGTAGATTCGGATGGAAATGAATACACAGAAGTTCCTTATTTAGCTCAAGACACTATATTTGAAAACATATCTAATGTTCAAGGAAATACAACATCTTTATATGAAAATTACACAGAAACTCCCTATCTTTTAAAATTAAAAAGAGTACCTAGAAGATTTGTTTCTAGATTCACAGCAAATAATATATTAGAACTTCAATTTGGAGCAGGAGATTCAAATAAATCTGATGAAGAAATACTTCCTGTACCTGATAATATTGGTTTAGGAGGTAGAGATGGAAGAAGTAAATTAGATCAATCTATTGATCCTTCTAATTTTTTACATTCCCAAACATATGGAAAAGCCCCTTCAAACACAACACTAACAGTTACTTATTTAAGAGGAGGAGGAATTAGATCTAATGTTCCTCAAAATACAATAAATAAAATAGATTTTATAACTACTAACATAAAACCAAACCTAAGTGGTCCTATTATATCTTTTTGTAGAGAATCTTTAGCATGTTCTAACCCAATAGCAGCTACAGGTGGGGGTGGTGCTGATACTATAGAAGAAATCAAACAAAAAACAGCAGCAAATTTTGCAACACAACAAAGAGTAATAACTAAAGAAGATTATTTAATTAGAACTTTATCTATGCCTCCAATTTATGGTAGTATATCTAAAGCTTATATAGTAAAATCCACAGAAATAGAAAAAGCAAATTTAAATGTAGAATCTTCTCAAATTTCTTCAAATTTATATTTATTAAGTTATAATAATAATAAAAAATTAACAACTTGTAATAATGCTACAAAAACAAATTTAGCAACATATTTAAATTATTATAAACCATTAACAGATTCAATTAATTTAATGGATGCTTTTATAATTAATTTTGGTATTGATTTTGAAAT